CAAATGACTTTCGGGGATGCGATAGAGTATCTGAAGAAGGGATGCTTGGTTACAAGAAAAGGATGGAATGGCAAAGGCATGTACCTATTTATTAGACCAGAGGATACTCTTCCACTGGAAACAATCGTAAAGGCCAAGTCATTACCAGATGCATTCAAGGATAAGGTTCTCGAAAACCCAAATACGGAATCAGTAAAGTTTGGAGCCTATATTTGCATGAAATGCGCGGATGGTTCTATATGCAACGGTTGGTTAGCGTCACAGACCGACATGTTAAGCAATGACTGGATGTTAGTCTTAACCAAAGATCATGAATAGACTTTTAGTGCTAGGAATATTTATCAGCACCATACTAAATATTTGGCTTTTTACCGATCGAGGCAAATTAATCGAGTCTAAGGATAAATACCAGCAAAACACCGAGACTCTCTTGGCTGATATACGCCAATACAAACTAGACTCAACAAGAAGCGCAACAGAGAGCTCAAGATTACAGTTGACCATAGAGGAATACAAGAAGTACAGGGAGGAAGACACGAAAATCATAAGAGATCTAGGAATAAACATAAAAAGGCTGAAGGCTTCCCTCCAACATCAAGTGTCGATAGATGTACCTATCGATGTGCCCGTAAGAGATAGCATCATTTACAGAGACTCGCTTATCAAGGTTCCATCGATCAAGTTATCCAATAAATACGTAAGCATAGATGCTACAATCGAAAATAACACGTTGAAAGGATATATGTCACTGAATGTATGGCTGAAGCAGTTTGTATACATAGAGCCAAAACACAAGTTCCTTTGGTTTAGGTGGGGGATTAAAGGGATCAATCAAGTAATCATCTCAGATAACCCATATGTAAAAATCAATTATTCAGAATTTATAGAAATCAGTAAAAAATAAAGAAGTATGTTAGAAAAAGTATTGTTTTGGAGGGTAAACTCAACAACTCTGACCTCCGACCTTAATTCGGTAAACAACATATTCATCAAGTTGATAACCAAACTAGAAAAGATCCGAAAGCGTCTTTCAGTTGTCTCGGAGAAAAACCAACAGCAAATTACCAAACTCCAGATCGAGAGAGACAAGTTATCCGTGATCGATCGTGATATTCAAACTCAAATCGAGAAATACGAAGGGATGATAGTATAGAGTTAAAGGGGCGTTAAGCCCCTTTGTCGTTAATAGACTATTCTTAATAAAAACCAAAACACGATACTAATGGGATACAAAACTTTAGTCCCTCCCAAGGACTTAAAAATCAATTTCTCCCCTTCGCCAAAACAATTCGAGCTATGGAAAGCGTTACAGCCAGAATGTCATATATGCGGTGGAGAGATAAAGAACGTATATATAGGAACAGACGATCATGGGAATAAACAGTATGTTCCTGAATGCTCATCATGTGGTAATAGGAACATACCCCAGATGATTCTCGGAGGAGGAGCTGCTGGAGGAGGTAAGGCACAACCCTATTCAGCCAAGATACTTACGCCGGAAGGATGGATAACAATGGGTGACGTTAAGATAGGAACAGTGGTGTCAACCCCAGATGGAAAGACCGCCAAGGTGATAGCTATCCATGAGCAAGGAATAAAAAAGGTTAACAAAGTGATTACCAATGATGGATGTTCTACAGAATGCTGTGACGATCATTTATGGAAAGTATATTACAAGAAGAGAGACAAGACTTGGATCAAGGGTGGATATGATGAGAGGATTATGGATACAGCTACCATAAGAAAAAGACTCAAACATGGAAACCTAGCTTTCATCCCTACCGTGAACGAGCTAGAGTTCGGCGGGAAGTTTGATAACTATATGACCGCCTACTCTTGGGGATATTACATCCGAAATATCATGCCAGACCCTAATAACTTCAAGAGATCAAATCACACAGAGATCCCGCAAGACCTAGTTACCTCCAGCCTTGAGGACAGAAAAAATTTCTTGAGAGGATTGCTTAAGGAAGTAAATATAAGGAGTACCGGCAAATATGAGTTCATGAGCCGATCGGAGAAATTTGCCAATCAATTGCTGGACATCCTTAGAAGTATTGGAGCCATAGCTACCGTAGTCAAGAGTAAGGGGAAAGGTAGAATTATAAAATATTTCGTCCGCTTCTCATTCGATCCAAGGATAAATAAAATGACAAAACCGACAACCACGCCAGCTCATAGGAGATATATACGAAGCGTGATCGAGTTGGACGAGCATAAGGAATGCAGGTGCATAACGCTTGACAGCGATGACCAATTGTATATCACCGATGATTTTCTTGTCACCCATAACTCATATGTTGGTAGCGCATGGCTGGTGAGCAGTTGCATGAGGTTCCCCAATATACGAGCCGTGGTAGCACGTAAGACTATCAAGTCTCTGAAGGAATCAACGTTTGTTACCATTAAGAAAGTAATGAAGGAATGGGGATTAAAAGAGGATGAGAATTTCTGCATAAATAATATAGAGGGAACGATAACTTTCTGGAACGAGTCTGTTATCATGATGAAGGAGATGGCCGATCTTCCAGCGGACTTGGATTTTTCCCGTTTTGGTTCTATGGAGGCTACCTTGGTTTTCGTTGACGAGGCATCCGAGATTTCAGAAAGGGCGGCAGACGTGATGTTCTCCCGTATTCGTTGGAAAACATCGGAGACATTCAAGACACCCAAGATGTTCTTGTCTTGTAATCCGGCGGCATGTTGGCTGCGAGATAGGTT